TGAACTTGGTGAACGCCGGCATACCGCTGAGCAACGCTATGCTGATCTTGGGCTATGCGGTGGAAGACGTGACCGGCATGACGACGCAGGTGGAGACGGTGAGCACCAGCGGCGCGGTGGTGGCGGTCGATGCTGCGCCGAAGGCGCTGAAGGCTGAGCCGGACGAGGACGAGTGGCTGGAGAGCTGGGCAGACGGGACGGGCGGTGACGAGTACGCTGCGAAGGCGCACCGGGACAGCATGGCCGTGGAGCTGAAGGCGTGGGCGAAGGTGGCCGGCAAGGACTTGGCGCGCGCGCTGGAGTTCAACTGCGAGCAGGTGGTGCCGGAGCTGGAGCGCTACATCAAGACGCAGCTGGCAGAGCCGGGCGCAGACTTGGCGCACTTGTTTGACAACGATAACCACAAGGCGCTGAAGCTGCTGACGAAGGCCGAGAAGAAAGTGGCGGCAGCGGTGACCGCAGCATTCAATCGGTTCGGCGGCCGCATCAAAGCGAAGGCGGCCAACGGCGTGGTGGACTATGCCGGAACTGATGAGATGTTTAAAGCGCTGATAGTGACGTTGACGCCGATTTTAGAGAACGTATACGCTGCGCAGATCAAGGCTGACGTGAACCCGACCGGGGTGGAAGTTGATCCGGAGCGCTTCACAAATGCGGCCTTCGATTATGCTGAGCGCGAGGCCGGCACCCGGCTAAAATTGGAGATGAGCGCCACAACGATCAAGAACTTGCAGCGCGTGGCGGCAAAGCTGGGGCTTGATCCTTCGCTGAGCGCGGCGCAGATCACGACAGCGTTGTATCCGACATTCAGCCCACACCGAGCAACGCTGACGGCGGTGACTGAAGTCACGCGCGCAAAGGCGGCCGCAACGAATGGCGCTTATGACATCTTGACGGAGTACGGGCGCGACGTGGTGCGGCGCTGGACGACACGACTTGACGAGCGCGTTTGCCCGGTGTGCGGACCGCTGGACAACAAAAAGGAGCCGACCTACGTGAAGCAGTTTAGCGATGGACCGCCAGCGCACCCGTGGTGCCGCTGCCGCATTACCGTGGAAGTGTCGGCGGACAACACAGAGGACGCGCGCGGCTGATGGCTGGCAGTAGCATAGTGTTTGAGAACGGCGAAGAGTTTGCGCGCGCGCTGCTTGCCAATCCGACGAAGCAGTTCTTGGCCGCCATAGTTTTGGAAGCCAGCGAATTGGCGCAGGCAGAGGGCCGCTTAAATCCGGCGCAGACTGGATTGACGCCCGGAAAAATCGGCAAGTCAAGCACCGGCAACATCAAGACGCTGCAGCGCAGTTATTATGCGCGCACCGTTGGCTCGTTCTATGTGCGCAAGGACGGCACGCAAACGGCAAGCAAGAAGCGCAGCCAAGACTTAAGCAACTCATGGGAGCGGCAAGTAAGCAACGGCGGCCTGACCATTTCGGTGCAGACGCAAGGCGTGGACTATGCCGGCTGGGTGCGCGGTGGACGCGATGAAACGCAGAAGCAGACGCGCGTGATGAAGACGCGCGGCTGGGACAGCGTAGACGTGATCGCACAAAAGGTCGAGGGCGACATCGGGCAGATTGTCGAGAAGTCGCTGGTGCGCTTGTACCGCGAGTATTTCGCCAGCCGTGGGATAACATCTTCATGACAACCATTACCATCGAAATCGACGACAGCGGCGCTATCGTGCTGCAGGGGGCAGAGGATGCCGAGTACGTGGAAAACGGCTTAGAAGGCGATACAGAGGCGCCAGAGGGTGAAAGCTGCCCGATTGCGACACAGAACATCGCGGCAAACTTGGAAGCGCGCGACAACGCCATCGCGGTGGCAAACTACGGGCCGCTTGATCCGGGGCGAGAGAACGCCGATTACTGGAGTGCGGCGGCTGACAGCTGGGGCGTCTCCATCGAGGAAGTCAAGACGGCACGCTGCGGCAACTGCGCGGCGTTCAACATTACCAGCCGCATCCGCGCCTGCATCGCTGACGGCGTGGGCGGAGCCGATGCGTGGGAAGTGGTAGACGCTGGCGATCTGGGCTACTGCGAGGCGTTCGACTTCAAGTGCGCAAGCGCGCGGCGCTGCGATGCGTGGGTGCAGGGTGGACCGCTGACCGATGAGCTGGCGCAGTCGATGCAGCCGCAGCCCGGCGACGAGGATGACATGGGGCAAGACGAGGTCGAGATCAAGATCGTGGCGCCGGCATGGATGGCGGCCAACGCGCGGCAGGGCATCAGCTGGGTGAACGAGGGATACGGCGGGGACGGCCTGACACCGCAGACATTGCGCGAGGCGCGTGCGATGGCTGGCGGCACCGTGTCGGAGGACAAGGCGGCGCGCATGGCGGCGTGGTTCGCGCGGCACATGGTAGACCTGAACGCACCGGCCGCGATGGTGGGCGCTGAAGGGTATCCGAGCAACGGCGTGGTGGCGCACGCGCTATGGGGCGGCGGTTCGATGACAGACAGCAAGCGCGCGGCAGCGTGGGCACGGGCACGCACTGCGGACAACATTCAGAAAATACGAGGTGGCAAAATGACGAAGAACATAAACGTGCAGATGGTGGGCGGCGCAGTCAAGGCGCTGGGCGAAGGCAAGATCGGCGGCTATCTGGTGCGCTTCACGGACATGCAGAGCCCGGACCTGACCGGCGATTACTTCACCGCCGACACTGAGCTGGGGACGGTCGAAGCGCTGCCGGTGTTGTATCATCATGGGCAGGACGCGATGATCGGCAAGCGCGTGCTGGGGAGCGGCAAGCTGCGCAAGGATGACATCGGCCTATGGGTCGAAGCGCAACTGGCGCTGCGGGACGAGTACGAGGCCAGCATCTACAAGCTGGCAGAGGATGGCAAGCTGGGCTGGTCAAGCGGCGCGGTGGCGCACTTGGTGGAGCGGGAGCAGAAGACCGCCAGCGTGTCATGGATCAAAATGTGGTGGGTTGCTGAAGCGTCCTTGACACCGACGCCAGCTGAGCCGCGCAACGAAGCGGCAACGATGAAGAGCGGGGAAGCTGCAACGCCAGAGGATGCCGTGAAGGCATCGGCAAGCGTGGCAACCGATGCCGAAGGTACTGAAAACATAACAGAGGACACGACGATGGACAACACAAACGAGATTGCAGAGTTGAAGGCGTCAATCGCTGCGCTGACCGCGCAGGTGAACGAGCCGAAGGTAGAGGCGGGCAAGGCGGCCGCAGTAGTGGGCGCGCTGGGCGGTGATCACGACGGTCACAAGGCCTTCACGCACTGGCTGCGCACCGGGCAGAAGAACTACTACACCCGCACCGAGTCTGAGGACTGGAGCAGCACCAAGACTGGCATGACCGAAGGCACCGGCACGGCCGGCGGTGTGCTTGTGCCGGAAGGGCTGTATAACCAGATCATCGCCAAACGCGATGAGCAGGCGATTGCGCGCCGCGCTGGTGCGATGGTGATCCAGACTTCGCTGGACAGTGTGCAGGTGCCGACCGAGAACAACAAAGCAGCCTTCGTGCTGCGCGGCGAAGCAAGTGCGTACACCGAGAGTCTGCCGACGTTCACGTCGCGGCAGGTTGCTGTATACAACTTCAGCAACATGATCAAGGCAAGTAACGAGCTGCTGGCAGATCAGCAGGCCTCGATGGATGCCTTCTTGGTCAACGTGCTGGGCCGTGGACTTGCGCAGGTCGAGAACACCTACGTGGTGACCGGCTCCGGCTCGTCACAACCACTCGGCATTCAGGCCGGCGGCACAGCGGGATACACCTTCGCGGGTGCAGCTGCGCTGACCATCGCTGATGTGCTTGGCTTGTTCTTTTCACTGCCAGAGCCTTACACCGTCGGATCACCCGGCCCGGTGTGGGTGATGAAGAACGCCACGCTGGCGCTCATCCGCGCACTGACCACCACCAACTTCGCGTTCAACCAAGTTGAGCAGGCTGGCAGCTCGCAGAGTGGTGCGATGCTGTACGGCTACCCAGTGATCGTGTCGGCTGCTATGCCGGCAGCGACAACCGGCCTCAAGTCGGTTTCGCTGGTCAACTTCGCATCCAGCACCGTGCTGGTTGAGCGCGCTGGGCTGGTGGTTTCCCGCAATCCGTATCTTTACGAAGAGTACGGACAGACGGCGATCTTCAGCGGCGCACGCTTCGGCTTTTCCACAACGACTGCGGAAGGCGCGATCTACGGCACGCAGGCCTAATCATGGCAGCGGTACGCTTCACCACTGCAGTGGCCGGGACTGATTACGGCAACAACGGCGCAAGCT